GATATGTCGGGGGTATTCAGGTACTTACGATTTAACCCCCCCTACCCCTGTTTGTCATTGCTCTCTGCGAGGATCTCGTAGGTGAACCACCTAACCCCTGCTAATTCTGCTATTTTGCTAATCGTCATCGGTTGTCGCGCCTCGTTTTGATCGAATGGCATGACGCGCACAAAGTCTGAAGGTTTCGAGGGTCGAATCGCTCACCTCCGGCGCTAATCGGGATGATGTGATCCACTTGTTGTCCGTACGTTCCGCACTCAACGCATATCGGTGAGCCCGCAAGGTGCATCAATCGGAGGCGTTGCCACGTCGTCGAGTCGTAAACCTTTTTACTTTCTGCCCGCTTTGCGCTCACGGGTTTAGGTGTCGCCCTGAACGTGGGACGACTTAGGCTCTCGGCCATGTGATTCCTGAAAGTTTTGATTTTGCTCGGCACTCTGTCCCTCTAAGTTAGACAACCGATCAGCATTAAGGCCGACCGGGTAGGTACAACTATGGGAGAGCGCGGGCGTGACGAAATGCGGCCAGGGGTATGGGCATGATGGTTCCTCCGTTTCGGCTATGATACGGACGGACGCACAAGTCACCAATACCCTGCGCTTAAAGGAAAAGTTTGGTAAGGAATGCCGAGAGCATCGGACCGACTGAGCTCCAATCCTTTAGGACTAGCACCGAGTGATCGAGCGATAGCCCGAGGTCGGCGGCGTGTACTGCCATCACGTTTAGCTTAGAGTCATCATCGACAAGGCCGACGCCCCACCCTCGGTTACGTTTCGACCTCGGCTCGCACCAATCTTTTACCGCTGCGATACAGTTATCGAGATCAAACCGCGTCGGCCTCTTTGAGCACACTAGCAAGCCCGCCACCGGACGATCTCCAAACGAGAGCGGTGTCGGGCTGTATATGCGGGTGGATAGCTTATAGAGCGCATCCATGGCTTTAAGGCGGTGAAGTGTGTCGGGGTTAAGAAAGTTCGTGCCGGGGATCTTTGAGTTTTTGAGCGAGGGGATGCGGGCCGTCTCTTTGTGAAACTCGATTCGGACCGATGCCAGATCGCGGCCCTCGAAGATCGCAGAGACAAACATATCCCCGTTTGCTATCCAGTATGAGACGCCCTTTGGTGCCGGCCTTGGCTTGACACACCGAAGGGCCGGGGCGGTCCTGCTAAACGAACTCGGAAGCCTCTTCGACCTTCCGCGAGCGCTTCCTCCGCGTCTCGGCTTGTTGCTCGTCATTGTGGGCCTCTCCCTGTAGTTCGCCTGGTTCCCCCGCCGCGAATACTTTTTTTGCGATGCTCTGCATCATTGCGATCAGGGGGATCGCTTCGTTGCTTAAAGGGTTGACCTTAACATCAGAGAACAACCTGATAAGCATTTCCTTTTCTTCTTTTGTGAACATACTACCCCGTTTTGTAATATCACCCGTTGATTAGATCGAGCCGTGACTCTAGCTCCGTGACCCTTACGACAAGGGCTTTAATAGCTGCGGCAAGGAGGGGAGTCAATTTTGAATAGTCCACTCCCTGCGCCTTGATATCGCCACTCGCCGTCAGCTCATCCTTCTCACCCGAGACGGCTTCCGGTATTACCTCCTGAAGTTCGTGAGCGATGAAGCCGTCGAGCGTTTGGGTTAGGTCCGCTTTGAAGTTAAACCGACACGGCTTGAGACTCATCACCCGATCAATGGCGTCCTCTATTTCTACGACGTTAGTTTTGAGGCGATAGTCTGAACTGGTTTGAAAGTTGGTTGTGCTTCCGTTTGTGTTAATGAATCCCACATCGCCGTTCCCGTTTCGGAAAGCATAGTGGGAAGTGTTTGCCGTTCCGGTCGTGTAGCTCCTGACGAGCGTCACGTTGGCATTTAACCTGAAGCCGATGTTTCCATCTGCCCCAATGTCGAAAAGTGATGTATTTGCCGAGTCGGTTACTTCGACAAGATTTGCGGATTGAGATGCGGCGGCTTTAACGATCAGCCCTTTACGCGCCGCCGCGCCCGATGTGATTTGAAGTTGAGATCCAGGGACCGATTCATTAAGTCCGATCTGCCCGTTTGCATCGCCAGTAATACGAGATGCACCACCGAAACGAATGTCCATAGAATTTGCCGAGGCCGACGAGTTGACTCCTATCGCTAACGCATTTGCGCCCGCGGTTGTAGCACCCGATCCTATCGCAGTTTGATTATTTGCGGTGGCCGTACCGTTTGCCGATTTGCCGACAAACACGCATGAGTTTGCGGTCGTGATCGAAGAACCTGCGCTTCCTCCCACCATCACGTTGTTATTTCCGCCCGTCGTAGATCCGCCCGCCGAATGTCCAATGTGGGTGTTGTCGTATCCGGAGCCAGCCGCATAACCAACCGCAGTGTTTCGGGGGTTGTCGCCTGTGCACGCCAATGCCCCGATCACCGTCGATTGATAGGTGTTCGTTCCTGTCAGATTGCCAGCTAAAGCCCCAAACATTACGTTGGTCGGATCGCCATTTCCGCCGAAACCGAGTCTCAGATAGTAAGAGGTGTTGCCGGACGGGAAAAATCTAGGTTTGAGCCTGATATGCCATGAGGTAGTAAGCGAGAATTGTTCAACGTCTGCGCTATCAGTTACCTCTATGAAATTTGCGGATTGAGAGGCAAAACCTTTTACCTGTAGCGGCTTGTGAGTTGCCGATGTTGCCGCGATCTGCCCTTGCCCATTGACCGCGAAGGTTTTGTTGTTATTCTGATCCTGGATCTCAATATGGTTCGCGGTGTGATTGCTGTACCCGTGGATCAATAAGCTGGTTTTGCTTTGCCCCGAGTAGTTGTCCATCGGGTCGGTATCGCCACGATTCGCCGAGTCCGTGATGTTGAAAATATGAAAGCGCGCGCCGATGTAACGATTGTTCGGAACAAGAATCCCGACCCCACCGAAAAAGTTAGCATCGCTGTAGTTCGGAACGATATTAACCCCCGAGGAGTTTGAGGTAGGCCGGATGGTCCATTTGCCTTTACTGAAAGCATTGGTTGCGCTCTCGTCGGCAATGCCGAACGATGTACTGACTCCGTACATACCAGTGGAAGCAACATTTAATTTTTTACCCGCCGAAACAGTAACCTTCGCTTCTCCGGTTACGTTGGAAACCGTAAAGCCGTTTGCCCCCGCCGAATCAAATAAAGAGAGAGAGCCGTCAGATCCGATCCTGTTTATGACTTGTGCAGAGCTGTTTTGAACCTCGACAAGATTTGCGCTTTGACTTGCCGACCCCTTAACGATGAGCCCTTTGTTTGCCGCCGCGCTGGTTTGAATTGTTTTTGTACCCGTTACTGTTTGGGCTCCCGTAGTGATAACGCCCCGCGCCGTTGCGCTTGCATCGGGTAGGTTTAGAGTGTGCGTTGAGGTCGATGATGAGATCGCAAAATCTGTTCCAGCGGTTCCGGTGGCGAAAGTCTGAGTCGATGCGGTTAAGGTGTTAAGGGTTGAAATTCCTCCCCCCGCTCCGCTTGCGCCGATTTCGACTACCTGCGGCGAGCCCTGGTCTTTTACTGTATAGAGCTTTCCGTCGTAAGAGTTGATCGCAAGCTCACCGACGGCAATATCTGAAGTTGTAGGTACCTTACCCTGAACTGAGGTGCGTTTGATTTTGATGCTGTTTGCCATAATTTCCCTTTTTATGCCCACCCGGAATGAGGCGTATTTATAAAGCGCCCCCCGTAGAGACGAGGGGCGCTACTACTTAAAACAAACCGCCGTCGAGCTGTGCGACCAAGTTGTCGGCGTATGTTTTACTCGCGCGAGTATCGGCGAGGTTATCCAGTGCCGCCTTTACACTCGGTGGAGCAACCGACCACTTTGAGTTATCAACCGGAACATACTTTGAATCGGCTGATGTTGCGCCGTACGCGAGCCGTGTTCCTGAGAGCGTATCGGCGGCCTCATTGCGCTGAACATTGTTCAGGATGTAATAACAACTCCCCGTCTTGTTGATCGCTCCGTAGCTATAATCGGCCTTGAGCATCGAAACATCGCAAAGGCTCAAGAGTCCGGCGGAGGCGGTCGAGGTGAAGGTACCTGCACCCCATCCCCAAAGTCCTGTTAGTGCGAGCGTTCCAGCTTGGTGAGCGATTGAGTACATTCCGTATGTGTCATACATCGGTACAATCGCATTCGCCGCATTCAGCGTCATAGAACAGCTAGCACCACGGAACCTGTAAAAGCTGATCAGGGTATTCGCTGCCGGGGTTCCTGCGATGGAAAGAGGCCCGGTCACGGTGCAATCAACAAACTCGAAGAAGTTCGAGTATGAGCCTGTGAAGCTAACGCCGCCGCCCTGGAATTGGCAATTATAGAAGTTATGCCGTCCTGGGCTGCCGTTGATAGTCAATGCCGGAGTGCCGAGCGTTGTTTGAAAGCACAAACCCTCAACCCGTACTCTGTTCGATGTGCCTGAGATTGTAAGGCTCCCGGTAACGGTGATTGCGCTTGTATCAATGTTTCCGGCGACGACGGCTTTGAGATACAAATAATTTAGCGCCGAGTTGATGACTACGTTCTCGGTGATTACGCTATTCTGCTTCCCATGAATAAAAATACAAGTGTTTGCGCTTGTACCGTTGGGCCGTAATTGAAACGCATCGACCGCCGCTTGTATCGTTTTATACGGGTAAGCGGGAGATCCGTCTGAAGTAGCGCCAACAAAATCAAAATCAACATGAAGCTCATGGAAGTAGCTGAGAGCATCGAGCGAACCCAGTTCGACTATCGACTCGACGCCGGAAAGACTCTTCTTAATAAAAAGTTTTCCGTCGGTCGTATTGATTGCAGGTTCGCCCAATGAGAGATCGCCGATGAGCGGAATTTTCCCCGCGACTGAGCTTTTTTTGAATTTGATGACGTTTGCCACTGTTTTGACCCCTTAAAAGTATGAGGAGGGGTTTCCCCCTCCTCACTATTCGCTTTAGAAAGAACCACCATCCAAAGTGATCCCGTCGATCGATCCGCCTGTGATCGACACGTTGCTCGATGCTTGAGTCGCAATCGAACCGAGCCCGAGGGTAGTTCGTGCCGCTGAAGCATCAACGTCGTCAACAAGCGAACGCCCGAACGATGAAAGGTCAAATGTTGCAGCGGTGCCAGCACCGGAGAACATAATACCTTTATCGGCTGCGCTCGTAAGGCCAGCGATTGCAGCGAGCTCGGCATCGTATGCTTGCACGTTAGTGCCAACAACGAGAGAGAGCTCACTTCTAAGAGCCGCCGCATCCGCGAGCCCGGCAACGGTCCGACCAAAAGAGGAGAGATCATAGGTTGCAGCCGCGCCGCTTCCTGTGAAGTAAACTCCTTTGTTGGCTGCCGATGTGAGGCCAGCAATCGCGGCGAGCTCTGAATCGTACGCCTGAACATCGGTTCCAATCGCAAGCCCGAGAGCTGTTCGCGCACCCGATGCAGTAGTCGATCCGGTTCCTCCGTACGCAAGCGCAACGGCGGTACCTTGCCAAGTGCCCGAGCTAATAGTTCCAACGCTTGTGAGCGAGGAACCTGTTACACCCGATCCAAGTGCCGACGCTGAAAGAACCTCAGTTCCAGCAATCTTGAGAACCTTTCCGCTTGCAACATCAAGGTGCTCGGAAGATGTGAACGATCCGGTGGCATTAGCCCACTGGAAAGTTTTGTCGGTTGCACCCTTAACGGTGAAACCTGCTCCGTCCGCTGTGGTGTTTGTTGGCGATGCAACAACGGCCACCTCGATGTTCTTGTCTTTAACTGCGAGATTTGCGGTGTCGATCGTTGTGGTTGTTCCGCTAACAGTGAGGTTTCCAGAAACCACCATGTCCTGAACTGTGAGATCGCCGCCGCTAAGGTTGAGATCCTTGTTAGCATCAACAACAAGCGCTTTGCTTGCTGAAGCCGTTCCAGCCGTAACACCTGCGAGCTGATTTAACTCTGCGCTGCTTGCGGTTACTTCAACACCGTCGATCTTAAATGTGCCGGTGAGGTCCGCAAGGCCGCTGAAAGTCTTATCGCCCGAGATTGTCTGAGCACCTGTGATGGTGACTCCGCCGTTTCCAGATCCAGCGACCGCAACAACTGAAGTTGCATCGCCTGATCCGTTGTCGCCTTTACCGTAGTAAAGAACGTCACCGATCTCGTTGTATGCGAGCTCGCCGCCTTTAAGTGTAGCCGGTGCCCCTGCGGAACCCGTTACTCGTCGTTTGATCTTTAATACGTTTGTCATTTAGTAGCTCCCACCATCAGTTAAATCACTAGCCAGCATCGGCGACCAGTTTTCGCCGTTGAAAACCAAAACACTAAACTCTGGAATCGATGAAATGACTAGACCCACATCATAGCCAAAAATCGAATTAGGCCCCGGAACACCTTGAGGCCCTATAGGTCCAGCCGGTCCGGTCGGTCCCGAGTCACCTATCGGGCCAGTCGCACCCGGAGGGCCTTGTATGCCGATCGTCGTTACCGTGTAGGTGCTCGGCGATTGCCGCACTATGAGATCAGTCACGAGTAACCTCCGGCGAAACGGTGATCTTACCTTGAAGCATTCTAATCGTGGTGAATATAGGACTATAGAGCTCGATATCGTAGACGCCGGAGTCGATAAAAATATCCCGAGTCACTTCGGCGCTCATAGTGATCTTTACGGTTCCAAGAACTCCACCTAACTCGATCGAGTCGTCCTCCGTTGTCAGGGTAAGAACCGGCGAAGCCGATGAGTGATACTCTCTGATCTGCATCTTCGCCGCGTAATCAGTGAGATCGACCCGATCGTCGTTTGCGTCCTTAAACGTAAACGTAAACGAGAAGGTTGCGCCTTGATCTATAGTTATGTCGTAACTTGCCGCCATTTGTGCCCTCTCTCGAAGTGTAGAGCACCGACCTTTGAAGCCCTAGACCCATCGAAAAGTTGAGAGCGCTCCGAACTCTATCAAAATCGACTCGGGGCATGGGCGGCCACGCTCACCCGCCTCGATGCACACGGAATCAATTAAGCCGGTAACGAGTCGAAGTGCGTTGTCTAATCCGACCCGATCCGAAACCGCATCAACGGTATCGGCTACGCTCATCACGGCTACGACGCGGCCATCTCGATCCTTTTCAATTTCCACGGGGAAGTTCCCTCTTTATAATCTGTTGAACTACTAGCGGCATTTCCCGCTTGGTCCACGCGACTGTCTTTGCGTTCCTGAGCCCGGAAATGACTCGCCAAAAGTGAGCGCGGTTCCCTACCTCATCGGCCTGATTCCACCGGCATATAGTTTGCCAGCCGAGCATTTTTGCCGCTTCTGCCACCATTTCGCTCTGCTCCCTTATTGCGTGCATGGCTCCGGCTTGGTTATAGCGCCCAAACCTAGAAATCGAGTTTGTCAATAGTTCCCACGCTTCGCCATCCGTTAAATTTCCGGCGCGCCTGTCATCTCTCGAACGAAGTACCTCGGCAACGTGCGCGATGGTCGGAGGGTAGGTCGCCTTGTACGTGACGAGTACTTCCATCACCGCGTCAGTCACGACCTCCGCCGGGTAGTCCCCTAGAGCTCGGTGCCACAACCTGACGATCGGAGCCGTCACCTCGGCGTGCGGGTACTGCAAAAAAACGGTCGTGACGATGACCGAAGTTTCTTCCAAATTCATACGCCCGAAGCCTCCTCATCCGAGAACATTTTGATCACTTCGAGCGCTCTCTGCTCTTTCGCTGAGATGCCCGCTATTGAATTTTTATTCGTGGTCGATGGTTCGTGTAGGCCCTGCCATTCGTTTGCAATGGCGTTCGTTATAGCCGTTATAAAGAGGTGCGCGCGGTCGCCCCACTTCTTTAATTGCTCATTTTGAGACTCGATCGAGCGATACGGCTTCCGAATTCGGCGGCGATGCTCGATGAATTTTTCCCACGCTTCTCGGTGCTCCGACGTGTCGAGCTCGGGAGGGAAAATCAGCCCCCCGGCAAGGGGGGATTTAGGGGGG